AGTTCGTCTACGCCGCTGCCGTCAATCCCGATTACATACTTCCGCTTCACGATACCTTCACCTTGCTCACAGCAATGGAAATACTGTTCAAAGACTTGGCTACACGCTTCACCGTGTAGTCGTACTGGGGTTTTCCCAGCGAATCGAAAGCGGGTTCCTTGTCGATGAAAAGAACGGTATTCTCGTCAATCGGACACGTCATGTCATCCGTGACAACAACCTTGTCGTAGTTTTCGAGGTTGCCGAACTGTTCCACCTGAGATTGCCCGGTAGCCGCTGAGACGTTCGCCCGCATTGCCACGGGTTCGCCGTACCCAACGTCGTACTCGCCGGTTTCATACCCTTCTTCATCCACGACGGGAACCTTCTCATTGTAGAGGCAGTAATGCAGCGTCACCAGATTACGGTTCAGGAGTATCACTATCTTCGCCTCCCTCGTCAGGGTCGGGTTCCGGGACGGGAGGGTTCATTCTCCCGGTGAAGGGAATGATTGTGCGCAGCAGGGACAGGGGAATGTCGCCGCTTTCATAGTGCCGGGAGATACCGTTTTCCAGATGTACCTTTTCGCCCTCAGCACCGCGCTTGTTCAGCATGTAAGCGGCAACCCGAACCTGTACGTGGTCGTATTTGGTCGGCATGGTTTCCGTCCCGTCCCCGAAAGGAAAAGCCCTGCTTATCACAATGTCCGCAGCCATAGACAGGTAGGTGGACAGCATTTCGTCATCTGTCTCGCCTGTCATGCTTTTGAGCATCGTCAGCTTCGCAGCATCAGTCATGTTGTCCACCTACCTTTCGTCGATTAGCCGCCGAACTCAGAAGCGTTGCTCACGTAGACCGAACGGCTGTAAGCGGGCTTCGTGAACGTGGTCGCAATGCCAGTCCACTTACCGTGATACCATTCGGGGCCGTGGTCAAGACCGATCTGACCGAACAGCTGGTACTTCTCACCCGCGCCGACCTTCGCCAGCGGTTCGAGGAAGAAGTTGCCCTTGCCGGGAACAGGCTGGTACACAGGAGCGATAACGTCCAGATTGAGCAGCAGGGCCGTACCAGCGGGCAGGAACTCGCCCAGATACAGGTACACAACGCCGATGGGAGTCACGACGCTGGACAGGGCGATACCGTTGATCTCACGGGACGCAGGAACCACGGTCAGACCGTTCTGAACAGCGTCGGCGTTGATCTGGAACAGGGTGATAGCATCACACCAGACCACCAGCCCGGAGGTCGGAGCGTTCGCGCCATACACCTTCTTCACCATGTCGGCAATGTCCCACAGACCGAGGGGCTGGTTCGCCATCGCCGTCACGTTGGTAGTGATAGCCTCCACCAGACCACGGGTCTTGTTCACGGTAGCGTCGGTAGTGGCCTTGTTGTACTGTCCATTGATGAACGTGTACTCAATGTCACGATTGACCTTGGCAATCTTCGCCGCCACCTGAAAGTCCAGTTCGTTGATGGGGTTGGCCTGCTGGTTGGCGATGTTCACGCCGCTCAGAGTGCCCATGTTGGACTGCTTCGCGTAGGAGATACCCACCGCCTCCATGAAAATCTGGGTGACGTTGGTTTTCTGGGCGCGGGTGATAACACTCGCATCCGGGGCAGTCAGAGAATCATTCTCGGAAATCGCGGGCTGTGCGCCGGTCGTGCCGGTGTTGTACTCCTGCCCGGTGACGAACTCAACGTGGTTCGTCAGCTTCGCCTTACTGCCGATAGCGGCAGACAGCGGAGTGCGGGTATTGCCCTTGTTGAACAGCATACCGGAATAGTTCAGTACGCCAAAACTCGTAGCAAAAACATCAGCCATGATTTGCTACCTCCTTTCAGTAGTTAGGGGTTCGCCTGTTTCGCCGCTTCTTCGGCTTGCAGACGGGTGTAGTATGCAGCAGCGGAGATATTACCGTTCGCCTGAGCCTCGGCAATCATCTTCTCGTAGTCCATGCCGCCAGCCTCAGCACCAGCAGCGGGGCGGGCCGTTCCGCGCATCTGGTCGGCTTTCATGGACTGCTTCTGGGCTTCGAGGTAGGTCTGCTGGTTCGCCAGAACAGTGTCCATGTCACCGTCCACCATCGCAGCAGCCGTCTTGTCGGCAAGGTCAGCGTCGTAGCCCATACTCAGCAGCTTTGCCTTTTTCTCGGAGAGGGCGATAGAACGCTTCAACTCGGCGTTCTCTTTGAGGGCCTTGTCGTAGTCCTCCTTCTGCTGTGCCGCAGCCGCCTCAGCCTCGGTCTGCTTACTGCGCAACTGCTTCTTGTAGTCCGCAGCCTCAGAGTTGGCCTTGGAGAGTGCCGCTTTCAGGCGGGTGACTTCGGCATCATCGCTGCCAGCGGTCAGGTTCAGCCCTTCCAGAGCCGCAGAAAGTTCGTCCTCCGTCATACCTTCCTTGTAGGCAGTTCCCAGCAGATTACTCAGGTAACTCATGGTAAATCCTCCTTCGCGTTTTATAAGTGTTCACTCACTATGTTGTCTGTTATATAGCGTTGTCTCGCTGTGCGATTTGTTAAGGCGGTTTCCCTACCGCCATGTAAAGTAGTTTCCTACGCTACACCAAAGGTCAGCCAGCACCGACAGCCAGCGTTGTTCTCGGCTTTCTCAAAGCCGCCCGGAACCAGTGCATGATCTCCGTCAACAGTGTGAAATTCCTCATGGAGTCCAACGGACACGCCCTCCAAGAAGTCGTGGGTTTCCCGAACGTCGTTGTCGTTCATGGTGTTCCACTTCTTCGTAGGAGTCAGCCCGGTATCGGCTTCGTAATCCTCCGCGCCGTCGAACTCTGCCTGAGAGTAAACCCTATGGTACTCGGACTCAGCCAGCATTTGCAGACCCTTCGGGTCATCCGCTGCCATGTGGTCACGCACCCTGTCCTCAAAGGTCTTGCCGCCGATGTTCTTGTAGATCGCATTGTTCATGCGGTTCAGGTCAATGTATATGCGGTACATGAGCATGTCCGCAATATCCTCAATCCCGTGGCGGTAGGCCGCTATCAGCAGGGAGAGTATGTCGCCTATGACATTCTCCACGTTGCCCCCGGACTCTCGGTAACTCACCGCAGCCATACGGTTTACCTCGTCCAGCGCATGAATGTATCTCTGAACCATACCCTCACCTACAAAAAATGGGACTATGCGTTCGTCACGCACAGTCCCATTGGACTTCCTGAGACTTAATCTCAGGCTTCTTTGTATTTAAGTTTTCGCTTGATCTCAACGATTGCGACTTTCCCTTTTTCGACAGCCAGTTCAACCCGGCTACCGTGACTCAGGATATTTTCAATGGCCTCTGCCATATCCTTAGTTATCTTCACGTCCATTAGGCCACCTCATATTCCCACTTCCACCCGTAGGCGGTCAGGCATTTTCCTGTACAGCATCTTGCCACAAACCCGACATCGTAGCCCAGTTGCCGATTCACTTCATGTACCGACTTCCAGACCCTAATCAAATTTCCCTTCAAGTCAAGTTGCCGAACCTGCTTACAGTTCGTATTCAGCTTTGACTTGGCAAGTCTCGCGTTGCGGGTTCCGTAGTTGTTATTGTCATAACACGTCATCCATTCCAGATTGTCAAGTCGATTATTCGCCTTGTTTTCGTCCTTATGGTTGACGTGTTCCAGTCCGTCAGGGTTAGGCAGGAAAGCCATTGCCACCAGCCTATGAATCCTTGGACAAATCTGCCTACCATCCTCGTAGGAAAGGCAAACCAGCAGGTAGCCGTCTTTGTCCTTAACAGGAGTCAGTTGCCGAATCCGTCCCGGACTTCGCCAAGACGTGTTCCTAACATTCCCAAGATTACTTACTTGGTAGTTGCTCAGACCCGGTATCGTCACCGTTCTCCATTCCTCCACCACGCTTCAACGCCTCCTGTTGCTTCATCAGTTCAGCTTGTTTCTTCTCCTGTTCTTCAACGTACTCCATACTGAGAGTGTAAGCAAGGTCAGAATCAATGAACAAACCAGACGATTCAAACGCAAGCCGGGGATGGATTTTCGGGTTCTTCAACATCAGGTCAAGAACCTGCGCCTTTTGAGCAATGTTCTCGTAGTTGCGCCGGGTGAATCGTACCTCTACGTTGCAGACCTTCAACTGCATACCTTCGAGGACGTTGCAGATATTCAGAACCAGCTTCAAGAACACCCGTTCGGACTTCTTGAACATCAGTTCGGAGTCCTTGGCCCTCGCCTCTGCCGCGCTCCATCCGTCGCGCAAAACGACTGCGCTGCCAGTGTCGCTTGTAGAAGTGCCACCGTTTCGGTTCGGCATACCGCAGATGGTCAACACCGTCTGGTACATGTGGTCTACAAGCGTCTGCGTCTCGGACTGATTGAGGTTGTTAATCAGGTAGGAGACTTCGGCTTTCAGGTTGTTATCAATGTCCTTGAACTTGATAGCCCCTTCCTCGCGCAACGCCTGAAAATCGTCGGAGGAAATATCGACGTTATGGAAAAGCATAAGGGCCTGAATGAACTGCTCCACGCCGTCCAGACGGTTGCTATCCGTCAGGTTGATCGCGTCCAACAGCGGGACAACCAGTTCAAACGCGCCGATACGCGCAATGTTCAGCGGGTATTCGATAATCGGAATACTCCCCAGAACATGCCCTTCATGCCGAATAATCACAGAATCCACGATCTCAAAATACTCAGTTTCGGAGTAGCAGGAGTAGTGTATTCTGCCGTTTTCATCTACGACGTACTTCACGCCCAACACAGGCTTGTTGCCAAGGCCGTTGTTGTACACCACAAAGGTGAAGCGCGGGTCAAGCGTGTAGATTTCAAACGGGGCTTCGTCCTCGTCCCCGGTTTCATCCGGGAGAACCATGCGGAAAGCAGTACCGCAGATATGGAACCAGTCAGCCAACTCCTTGTCCTTTGCAAACTTTTCCTCCGCATAGACGTATTCGTTCAACTGATTGATCTCGTCTGCCATATCGTCCCCGTTCGTACTGCGGGAAACGTACTGCAACGGTTCGCCCATCAGATAGCCCGACTTGAAGGACACGATTTCGTTTGCCCTGTTCTCCACAATCTTGTTGCAGATTTCGGGCCGAACATCCTTCTCCCGGTTGAGGATGGGTTGGAACCCACGGTAATACCGCCAGAGGTAGTTGATCTCATTGCGGTTCTCATTGTGCCGGGGCAAGGCGCGGTTCAGGATAGAAACGACATTCTGCGCCGTCACTACCGTAGCATCCGTCTTGATAACTCGCCTACCACACAGAGCCATACGCGCCCCTCCTTGCATGATGAAGTGAAAAGGTGAAGTAACCCGTCCGGGAGATTTATTTAATGAGGAACTCCCACTCCACC